TGTTTATACATCTTATCGATCCCCGGCCGATGGAGCGTCTCAAGGATTAACAACGACTTTATCTGCAGGAATTAATGCAGCGGTTACCGATATTCCTTTAACAGAAGTTACAGACATGCCTGGCGCTGATCAAGGAGGAGGAACGATTACTGTTAACTCTGAAACGATTAGATACACAGGAAAATCTGCAGCAACGGGCGCAGCGAATCTTACAGGAGCTGTGCGTGGATCTAATGGTACGACTGCAGCCACACATTCAAGCGGCGATGCAGTTACCCAACATGCGACTGGAATGGATAATATTTTAGAATGTAATTATAGAATTACTTCTACGAGTATTGATTCACCTATGACTGAGGTAAGTCGATCTCAGTATCAGGGTTATTCTAATAAAAGTGCTAAAGGAATTCCTACTTCTTTTTTTATTCAAAGATTTATTGATCGAACAACGTTAACTTTATATTTAACTCCGGGTGCAGCCCAGGACGGAAATAAATTAAATTTATATTATTCACGAAGAATTCAAGACGCTGGAGCTTACACGAATGCAAGTAATGTGCCTTATCGATTTGCACCTTGTATGACAGCAGGACTAGCATTTTATTTATCACAAAAAAATGTGCCACAAAGATCACAAGAATTAAAACTTTATTATGAGGATGAATTGGCTAGAGCCGTAAAAGAAGATGGCGATATTACAAGTACTTATATTGCACCTAAGGTTTATTATCCTAATGCTTAATTATGACTACATTTTCTTCAGGTAAACATGCACTTGCTATTTCAGATAGATCTGGATTAGCTTTTCCTTATCTGGAAATGGTAAGGGAATGGAATGGCGCGTGGGTTCATTTTTCAGAATTTGAACCTAAACAACCTCAGTTACAACCTAAACCAACAAGTGCGGATCCTCAAGCTTTACAAAGAGCAAGACCATCACGAGTAGCTTTCGCTACGCCGGCTCCCTTAAATGATAATCCATTTACAACTGAAATAGGAACCACCGTTATTGTAAACCAGAATAGACACCAGCGATCTACTAATGATGCGGTTAGATTTTATCAAGTTAAAGATCCTGTAGGAGGGGTGGCCGTTTCCACTTTTGAATTAAGTACAACTTTAGCCACAACTATTACTGCAACAGATACTTCTATTGTATTAACCGATGGTTCCGAATTTCCTACATCAGGATATATTGTCATTGAAGCCACAAATACAGACTCAGCTTCTTTACAATACGGAAAGATTACTAGTGAAACCATTCAATATACTGGCCGAAGCACGCATACTTTAACAGGCTGTACTCGAGGAACTGCGGCTCCTTCTTATGGAGAAACTCCGGTTTCAACAACAGCAGTAGCTCATACTTCAGGGGCAAAAATTTATGGATCCTATATTATTACAAAAATTGACAGTACTATTCCTTATGCAGGAGAACCTTCAACGTTACCCGTAAGTAACAGTTTTAGTTTTACTTTAGTAAACGCTGCAAGTAGTATAGCAACAGGAGGAGGCTTTTTCGTTTTCGGTGGACCCGTAAACGATAGATCATAATGTTTAAATTTATTAAAAAATTATTTGGTAAAAAAGAGGTTCCACTAGTGGTACCGCCTAAGCCAAAACCAACTCACTGCACTACTCATTCAAGATATATGAAGAGTTGCTCAAGCTGTAACACTATTGTACAAAGGGGGTATTAATTATGGCTACATATACACTCTCAGAATTAGAAGCTGACATTAGAAGTTATACCGAAGTAGACAGTACTGTTTTTAGTGGTGCTGTTCTAAGCAGATTTATAGGAAATGCAGAAAATAGAATTTTATATGATCTCCCTATGGATTCTGATAGAAAAATGGCAACTGGAAATTTTGCCGTAGATAATAATACTATTAATAATCCAGCAGGCGCTCTCTTTGTAAGAGCGGTTGAAGTATTTGATTCTACGTCCGCGACGACAGGTAACTCAGTTTTTTTACAGAAAAAAGATGTCTCTTATTTAAGGGAGTATGTAGCAAAATTAACAGGACCTTCAGGAGGTCTTACTGGACAAGACGTTACCGGCCAACCAAAATATTATGCAATGTTTGGAGGAGCCACAGGAGTAACTGATTCTACTTCAGGAGGGCTTCTTTTAGCTCCTACTCCTGATACGACTTATGCTTTTAGAATATATTATAATGCACAACCTACGAGTCTAGTGACTAGTACCTCTGGGACTTATCTGAGCAGATATTTTGCGAGTGGCCTTTTATATGGCTGCTTAACAGAGGCTTTTGGATATTTAAAGGGACCTATGGATATGTTGACACTTTACGACAACAAGTATAAACAAGAAGTACAGAAGTTTGCAGGAGTACAACTCGGAAGAAGAAGACGGGACGATTACACTGATGGTACAGTTCGTATCCCAGTTAAATCACCGTCACCATAATTTAGGGGATAAACATGGCAATAACATCAGCAATTTGTAACAGCTTCAAAGAAGAAATTTTACAGGGAGGACATTGTTTAAATGCCTCTGGAAGTACAGCTGCAGGCAATACTATTAAATGTGCTCTTTATTCGAGCAACTCAGCAACATTAAGCAAATCAACAACAGTTTATGCTGCACCTGCAGATGCAACTGCGGATCCGACTTCAACTTATGAAGTTACAACTACATCTTCAGGATATACAGGTGGAGGAAATACTTTAACAAATATTGATGTCACTCTAGATAGTGATACAGCAGTTTGTGATTTTGCGGATACCAGTTGGACATCGGCTAGCTTCACTGCACGAGGATTATTACTTTACAATACAACTGCCATTACAGGATTCACTACTAATCGATCAATTCTTGCTATCAATTTTGGTGGGGACAAAACAGTTACTAGTGGAACATTCACCATTGAATTTCCAGCAGCAGCCGCATCAACAGCGATCATACAACTAGCGTAAGGAGTCCTTCCTTATGGCTAATACTTGGAATCAAGCCGACACCACCTGGGGTCAGAATACCTGGGGTGAACAAGCTGATGTCACTCTTACTTTAACGGGTCTATCAACAACTTCATCACTTGGAAGTGTTACAGCTTTTAACGAAGTTGGATGGGGAAGGGATACCTGGGGATTTGAAAATTGGGGTGAGTCCGCAATAACGGTTCCTGTTACAGGTCTCTCATCAGCTTCAACTTTAGGAACACCTACTACTACTCAACTTACAGTTGCTAGTTTAACAGGTATTTCCTTAACCGCTTCTGATGGAGCGCCAACTATAGATTCAAGTAATACAACTGTTCTAACTGGAATTTCAGCTACTCTTTCTGATGGATCGGTGAATATAGAAATTGGTGTGCCTCTCACAGGACTTTCAATGACTTCTTCTGATGGAGCGCCAACTATAGATTCAAGTAATACAACTGTTCTAACTGGAATTTCAGCTACTCTTTCTGATGGATCGGTTACTATTTCATCAAATCCACTGGTTCAACCAACTGGACTTTCTGCTACAACATCAGTTGGAGCTATTACACCCGCAGATCAAGTAATGGGACTTACTGGAATTTCTGCTACAACATCAGTTGGAGCTATTACACCCACAGATCAAGTAATGGGGCTTACTGGACAGTCAGCAACAACTACTTTAGGAATAGTTTCTCCTTTACATTATGAAGATGACACGGTTACTGGGTCCACGTCCTATACAACTGGTGCTGTTGCCGGGTCCACGTCCTATACAACTGCTGCTGTTGCCGGGTCCACGTCCTATACAACTGGTGCTGTTACCGGGTCCACGTCTTATACAAGTGTTGACATAACTGGCTCTACATCATATACAAAAGATACACACGCGGCTTAATAGGGAAAAAATATGGCTTCAAATTATACGGCTTTAGGAGTTCAACTCATGACTACCGGCGAGAAGGCTGGTACGTGGGGGACTCTCACTAACACAAACTGGAATATTATGGAACAGATTTCCGGTGGCTACATTGTTCAGACACTTAACGCTGCTGGTGCAGGAGCCAATACAACTACATTATCTGTAAATGATGGAACAGCAGGAGCAACTCTTGCCCACAGAGTTATTATTTTAGGAGCAGTATCTGCTCAAGCAATTACAGGAAATAAAATTGTAACTATCCCTCTGGACGTTCAAACTTTTTATATAATTAAAAATAGCACATCAGGTGCTTACACTGTTCAATTTAAATATGTTACTGGATCAGGCAACAGTGTTACATGGTCAACTACTGAGAAAGGTTACAAAATTTTATATGCAGCAGCCGATGATGCTACCAATCCAAATATTATTGATGTTGGTGTTGGAACCATGACGAGTTTTACTTTAGCTGGAACGTCTGGATCTAGTCAAACCATTTCAGATGGAAATACTGCAACGATAGCGGCAGGCAATGGGATAACAACAACAGCCGCAGCTACCGATACAGTCACTATTGCTGCTAATCCAGCGATGACACCTTATATTTCAAGTACAGGTAAAGTATTAGTAATGGGATTTTAAATATGATATTTAATTTTAAATTAATAGGAGGAAAATATGGCAAGTGAAGTAATGAAAGTAGCTTTAGTAAAAGAGCTTTCAAATAGTGAAGTAGATTTACTTACAGCAGCATCAGGCAAAACTCTTACGGTACTTAATTTATCGATTTGCGAAACGGCCGGGGCTGCAGAAACTTTTGATCTATATATCAGAGACGATGCCGGTGCTAATGATTATGAAATCTATTCTGATCAAGCTCTAGCTGCCAACGCAACATTTGAACACACTACAAGAATTGTGCTTGAAGCAACTGATGTGCTTTCAGCTAAATTAGCTAGTGCAGGAGATGTTGATGTTGTGATTAGTTATTTAGAACAAACACTATAATAAAAGGAGATAAAAATTTATGAGCGGTCCTACTGGAAATAATCCCTATCGAGCATCGGGCGTTGTCGCTGCTGTGGCAGCCGGCAGAGAAGGAACCGTTGATTGGGATACAAGTATTCACACCTCTACTGTAACAGCAGAGAGTGGTAAAGGTTATTTTGTTAATACGACAGGTGGCGGGGTAACAGTAAATTTACCAGCGGCAAGTGTGGGAGATATTGTAGGTATTAAAGATTATGCTGGAACTTTTCAAACCAATGCGTGCACTATAGCACCCAATGGTTCAGAGAACATTGGCGGTGCCAGTGCCTCTGATCCCACTTTAGAAGTTGAAGGGGAGTCAGTACTTTTAGTCTATGCAGACGCAACTCAAGGGTGGTTAGCAACTCAACAATCAGTAACAGCAAGCCCAACTGGTTCAGAAAATTTTCTTACAGCGACAGGTGGTACTCCTTGTGCAGGAGCAACTTGTGGAGATTATAAAGTTCATAAATTTACAGGACCAGGAACATTTTGTGTTTCCGAAATTGGCGATGCTGCTAATAATGTAGTATCCTATTTGGTGGTCGCAGGTGGAGGCGGAGGCGCCAGTGTTCCTAATGTTAATTCAGGAGGTCCTGGTGGAGCAGGTGGATTTAGAGAATATAAAAGTCCAGTAGACTCTTATACCGCTTCTCCTTTAGATGGTAATCCATGTGGAACTTCAATTACAGTGACCGCAGTTCCTTATAGTATTACAGTTGGAGGAGGAGGTGCAACCTCATCATCTACTGTAGGTGTACAAGGATCAACTTCAACTTTTTCAACAATAGATTCTGCAGGTGGCGGTAGAGGTGGAGCTATGTATCCATCAAGTCCTACTGTTGTAGGTGGATCTGGTGGTTCAGGTGGAGGAACCGGAGGTGGAAGAACAGGAGACGCAGGAGGATCAGGAAATACCCCTCCAACAACTCCCCCTCAAGGACAAAATGGAGGTCCAAACGCACCCACTGGAGCAGATAATTCAAGTGGTGGAGGAGGCGGTGCAGGCGGAGCAGGTGGTGCAAGTGGTGGAACTACAGGAGGAACAGGAGGAGCGCATGTTAATACCTCAGTTTCAGGAGCCGATACAGAATATTCAGGCGGCTCTGGTGGAGCAGGTTACCCATCATGTGCAGGAACTCCAGGCGGAGGCGGAGCAGGACAGGCTCATGATTCAGGTCAGT